TGAGAATGAGCAGGAGGAGCTTAAACTTAAACTACGAAGTATGGCGCAAGCCGCAATGGGCGATACCCCTATCAATCTAGATAGCCCTGATGACCGTTCTGTCCTGTTCTACTCTCGTAAGGTGAACAACAAACAGGTGTGGAAGACCCTATTTAATCTAGGCACTGAACAACGGGGAGCTACAAAGAAACAGAAACTGCGTACTCGTATGAAACAGAACGAGTTCAAACATGCCGTTAGCGACAACACCACTGTACTCCGCCGCACAATCGGTTCTCAGTGTATGGACTGTGAAGGAACAGGACGGGTGTCCTTCATTCGCAAAGATGGTAGCGAGAGTAAAGCCAAACGAATTTGCCCATCATGCAACGGAAAAGGAATGACCTATGTGGATACTGGAAAAACTGCGGGATTTAAAATTAACCCTAGAGGAGTCGCTGATGTGGCAGCGGGTGGATTTAAAACAGATAAAGATACGCTTGAACAACGTCTTGACGAGTTATCCGGAGAGGCTAAAGAGTTTGTGGAGGCGTACGTGCGATACTCTGCCATTAGAACTTACCTTTCTAATTTTGTTGATGGGATGTTCAATAATCTTGATCACGATGATTATATTCATCCTGAGTTTATGCAGTGTGTTACTGCAACAGGTAGACTATCTTCTCGAAACCCGAACTTTCAGAACATGCCGAGAGGGTCTACGTTCGTTATCAGAAAAGTTGTCAAGAGCCGTTGGGAAGGTGGCAAAATACTTGAGGGGGATTACGGGCAGCTAGAGTTTCGTGTTGCTGGATATCTGTCTGGGGATGACACCATTTACAGTGATGTCAAAGCTGGAACAGACGTGCACAGTTACACTGCAGACATTATTGGATGTAGCCGACAGGAAGCGAAGGCGCATACCTTTAAACCGCTATATGGTGGTGTGACTGGTACTGATTCTCAAAAGCGATATTACAATGCGTTCAAGGACAAGTATGCTGCTGTGACTGAGTGGCAAGATGATATGCAACGGCAAGTTGTAGCCAAAGGTTACATAACCTTACCATCTGGCAGACAGTACCACTTCCCGGGAACTAAGTGGACAAAGTGGGGTACTGCAACAAACCGTACAGCTATCTGTAATTATCCTGTGCAGGGTTTTGCAACAGGTGATTTGCTACCACTTGCCCTAATACGATTGCACAATATGTTGCGTGAAAACAACACACAGAGTGTAATATGCAACACAGTACACGACAGTATTGTTATGGATGTGTATCCGGGGGAGGAGCAGACTGCGATTGACTTGATGGCAGAAGCAATGCTGGCTATCAAAGAAGAGGCTCATAAACGATACGGCATCTACTACGATATGCCAATTGATATAGAATTAAAAATAGGTGATAATTGGCTTGACACCGAGCTAGTTGACCTCTAAAATAGACAGACTAACTAGTCATAGGAGTAAAGAAAATGACAAATGATTTAGCAACACTTGATAATATTAACCTTGAAAATTTAGATGAAGCAGCACTTATGGCCCTTACGGGGCAGGGCGGTGCACCTGCGACAGGTTCTGGAAAGGGCTTGCCTCGCTTGTCAATTAACTATACTGATGAAGATGATGATGGTAATTCATTACCAAAGGGGTACTGGAAGCTAATGCTTGATGGTCGCTTTGTTTACGCAGAAAAACTTACACTGCGTCCCTTTAGCCGTATGTACACATATAGTCACTGGGATCAGGAAGAAAGCGTATTCATCTCACAATCAATCCAGACAGCCAGCTTGGGTGACAAGTTTCCTGATTCAATTGGTACAGAGAAGTGTGGTCGTTTACCAAAAAATATAGAGGCTGAACTTGCCGCTACAGACCCACGCCTTCTACTTTCTCGTGAGGTAGTCTGTAACCAAGTTGTGTATGCAACCGTGTCGGGTACAGCAAAGGATTCAACAGGTAATGAGATCGAATTAGATAACGAGCCTGTAGTCGCTTACTTTAAGAAGTCAGGTTTCCGCCCTGTACGTGAGGCACTTGACCTTGTGACTCGGCAGAAGAAACTTATGCAGAAGTCTGTGTTTGAGCTTGGAACTAAGAAGATGAAAACAGGAAGTGTAACTTTTTGGGTTCCAACTTTTGCAATGACAGAGTATCTTGATGAACTTACTCAAGAGGACCTTGAGCTCATTAAAAAGTTCTTAGAGACAATTAAAGGATATAATGATGGTATCCTTGAAAAGTACAGAGAAGCAGCAAAACTAAGCATGGATAGCGTTGACGTTTCACTAGAAGCGGAACTTGCAGATGCTGACGCTGCCTAAAATACAGGCGGCTCTTGAGAATGCAGGGCGGGGGAAAATCAATCTCCCGCCTGAATTTTCTGAGGAGTTTGTTGAATCTGTAGCCGCCGCTATCCAGAAACAATTCAGCAGAAAGTCCGACAGGTCTGGCATACGTATGTCAGGGTTAGGTAGACCGTTGTGCCAACAGCAGCATGAGATGGCTGGTAATAAAGAAACAATGGACTACACCACATATATGCGTTTTATTTTTGGTGACATGATAGAATCTTTAGCTGTTCTTGCAATGAGAGTAGCTGACGTAGAGATTATTGACCTTCAGAAGAAGGTAGAACTGGAGCTTGACGATGACATTAAAATCAGTGGGACGTTGGATATCATCATTGACGACGGATCAGGACCAAAAGTCTGGGACATTAAATCCGCGTCTGATTACTCTTTTAACCATAAATTCGGCTCTTTCGGAGGATACGAAAAGATTAAAGAAGACGACACTTTTGGATACGTTATGCAGGGGTATCTGTATTCTACTGCTGCTGGTTTGCCTTTTGGTGGTTGGATTGTCGTAAACAAAAACAACGGTGAGTGGATTATGTGCGCCGCACCTGATGATCAAGAGCAAGACCGTAAACAATATATTGCTGATGCAAAGGCACGTGCTAAGTATCTACTGTCGGACAAACCTTTTCGTAAGGAGTTTCAACCCGAAAAGGAGATGCACAAAGGGCAGCCCACAGGGAACATGCTCATGCCTCGAACCTGTTCGTTTTGCGGTCACAAAAGTAAGTGTTGGCCTAAAGCTAAGTTTGCACCTAAAGCAACATCACGTGCTCAGAGCAGACCGGGAACGTGGTACACTAAGTTAGCTAAAGAAAGCGTTGTGTAATGTATACTATATATTATGATGAGTTTAGACCGGGCATGTTGTTCTTAAATCCTAACACACATTTTGTGTATGTTGAAGCTGCACAAAAACGTGGAGGTGATGCTGCTGTTATACAGCTAAGAAACAGTCAACGAGGATTGTCCGTTACAATGTTAGAACAGTATCTACAGGACGATATGAGAGGTCAATTGCAAGACGAAACATATCAGCGTGACTTTAAAACTATTGAAGAAGAATTTAAACGAATTACCTATGTGGTTAGGAGTGGCGGCATTGTATGGCTACCAAGCAAAGAAATACAAGTACAGATTACCTGTTTAGAAAAATCATCCCCCAAGATGGCAGGGCACATTATGAAAAGACTAGAACACCTGACGTTGAACTACTCGCCACCGAGCATAGAGTTACCATAATGGCGGGGCGACATAAGTTTAGATCTGACTTTGAGTTACGTGTTGCTCGTAAGTTAGCTGAGAACGGTAGAGACTTTGAGTATGAGACGCAGAAGATACAGTTTCAACCTAAGATAAAAAACTACACACCAGACTTCTGGTTTCCTGAATACGATTTTTATGTTGAAACAAAAGGTAAGTTTGATTCAGCAGACAGAAGTAAACACTTGCTGATAAAGAAACAGAACCCAGACGTTGATATTCGTTTTGTGTTCCAACGTGCTAAGAACAAGATCCGAAAGAATAGTAAAACAACCTACGCTATGTGGTGTGAGAGGCATAAATTTATGTGGGCAGAGGGCAGCATACCAGAGGAATGGTTCAAATGAGTGATGATGAAATTGAAAACGAAATTGAGTTAGAAAAAAACTTCTTGTTACCGGACAGGTATTATGTTATACTGAAGCCCAACGAAGCTGGATTCAGTGCTAAAGTGTTTGATACTACCGGGGGTTTACTTGATGAAGATGGACATCCACACCCCGGGGAGGTTGCAGTCGAAGGTATCCTTGCCCTACTACAAGCAGACATTGATCAAGTATTCACCAGCGGCGTTGTTGCTATACAGGCTCGTGAACACTTTAATGAGACTGTCGAGGAAGAAGACGAGAAGGATAGTAACATTATCCGAGTTGATTTTGGAGCTAAACAGTGACACGTAAAAAAGATGCAGTAAACAAACCTCCACACTACAACCAAGCGGGGATAGAGTGTATCTCTGCTATTGAAGCTGCCACAGGAGAGGGCTTTGAGTATTACCTACAGGGTAATATTATGAAATATTTATGGAGATACCCCTACAAGAATGGTCTAGAAGACCTGAAGAAGGCTCAATGGTATCTAAACAAGTTGATAGAAATAAAGGAGAAATAATATGTCGAATCAGCTACCCACAATTTACCAGCAATTTATTCACAAGTCACGGTACGCCCGATGGTTGCCTGAACATAACAGGAGAGAGACGTGGGAAGAGACTGTGCAACGTTATACTGGCTTTATGTATAATCACCTTATACGTGAGCACAACTATTATGTAAACGAAGTATTTGCTGATGAATTAGAGGAAGCTATTCTTAATTTAGACATCATGCCATCCATGAGAGCTATGATGACTTCCGGCCCCGCGCTAGAGCGTGACAACATTGTGGGGTACAACTGTTCATACATGCCTGTAGACAGCCCTCGTGCGTTCGATGAGTGCATGTACATACTGATGTGCGGTACAGGTGTAGGCTTCTCTGTTGAAGAGTCACAGGTGTGTAAACTACCTATTGTGAACGAACATTTTGAGGAGTCCCCAACTGTAATTAATGTTGCAGATAGTCGTAGCGGGTGGGCAAGATCGTTCCGTGAGCTTATCTCTCTGTTGTACGCAGGACAAGTTCCATCGATAGATGTGTCGTCTGTACGCCCTGCCGGGGTAAGATTGAAAACTATGGGGGGTCGTGCATCCGGACCGGAGCCGCTTCTAGAGTTGTTTAACTTCTGTATTGACATGTTTAAGAGAGCCTCTGGTCGTCGCCTCAAGGCAATTGAGTGCCACGATATCATGTGTAAGGTAGGTGAGATTGTTGTAGTAGGCGGCGTACGTCGTTCTGCTCTGATTAGTTTATCTGATTTATCTGACAGAGAAATGTCTCACGCCAAGTCTGGGAAATGGTATGAGACTGAGGGACAGAGATCACTGGCTAACAACTCTGTTTCGTATTCTAAAAAGCCCGACATTGGAACGTTCCTAAAAGAGTGGTTATCTTTGTATGATAGCAAGAGTGGAGAGCGTGGTATTTTTAACCGGGAGGCAGCTAGAATAAAAGTTGCCGAAAACGGAAGACGTGATACTGAACACGAGTTTGGTTGCAACCCGTGTAGTGAGATTATCTTGCGCCCCTATCAGTTCTGTAACTTGTCAGAGGTAGTTGTTCGCCCGACGGACACGTTAGATGAACTTAAACACAAGGTACGCCTTGCAACCACATTAGGAACATTTCAGAGCACTCTTACCAACTTTAAATATCTTCGTAAGATATGGGAGAATAACACCAAAGAAGAACGTCTTCTGGGTGTATCATTAACGGGTATTATGGATCACCCTGTTCTATCTAAGACCGTAGACTCTGTTCGTTGGCTTAAAGAGATGCGGCAAGCTGCAGTCGATCAAAACGCATATGTTGCTGAACAGATTGGTATTGAACGTTCTGCCGCAATCACCTGTGTTAAACCGTCAGGCACTGTATCACAACTCGTAGATGCTGCCAGTGGTATTCACGCACGACATAACTCTCATTATGTTCGAACTGTACGAGGAGATAACAAAGACCCTCTCACACAATTCCTTATTGATCAGGGCGTACCGAGTGAGCCTGATGTTATGAAGCCAGAAAACACAACTGTATTTAGTTTCCTTACACGTTCTCCACACGGTGCTATTTGTCGTGATGCTATGTCGGCTATTGAACAACTTGAATTGTGGAAACTATATGCTATACACTGGTGTGAGCATAAACCCTCAGTAACCATCAGCGTCAAAGAAGACGAGTGGGTTAAGGTTGGTGCATGGGTATATGAGAACTTTGATATCTGCAGTGGTATATCCTTTTTGCCGTTTAATGATCACACCTACCAACAAGCTCCTTATCAAGACATTACTGAAGAAGAGTATAACGGCAAGTATCAAAAAGTATCTAGGTATGTATACCCAGTGGGAACAAAAGATAATTACTTAGAGTCGTTAGATATAAATTTAACATTACCTGAATCTATTGACTGGAAAGAACTAGAAACATTTGAAACAGAAGATACAACTAACGGAAACCGAGAACTGGCATGTTCTGCAGATTCCTGTGAGGTTGTAGACATAGTGGCAGCGGAGTAGAAATTATGGATTATTCTTGGTATACGTATGGAATGTATGGTATTATTATTGGCATAATGATATTTGTTTTTTGGGATACTTACTAATGATTATATCAATTGACGTAACTGAAGATATGCTGCAACAGGCTGCTAAAAAGGGTGCACAGATGCAGTTTCTATCGGGTAGCATTACCAATGGGACGAGCAACGTTTTGGGAAGTCTTGGCGAGGTAATCGTGCAGAAACATCTTAACGCATCTTCGAGCAATACGTTCGACTACGACATAGTGCACGAGGGTAGACGCATAGATGTGAAGACCAAGCGGTGTGACTCCGAGCCTTTACCTTACTACGATTGTTCTGTTTCTGCACACGGCTCTAGTCAAGACTGTGATGAGTATGTGTTCGTTCGCGTATTGCACAATATGAAACGTGCTTGGATACTTGGTAGTATACCTAAGTCTGAGTTCTACGAGAAAGCGACTCGCTATAAGCGGGGGGATGTTGACCCATCAAACAACTACACGTTCCGTGCTGACTGTTACAACATACCAATCAGTAAGCTAAAGGACGTAGCATGAAACCGAAAGCAAAAACTCAGATAGATGATCTGTTTTCTCTCCGTATGGGTATGACCCGATCAGGTGATATTAAGATGGAAATGGATTACGTAAATGCAGAAGTATTTACACAGACTATGAATGAACAAGCCCCTGACTTTACAGACGCATGGAAGGTTGCATCCCTTTTACGTTATCTAAAAACAAAGGGTGAAGAGATAATGGAGAGATCAAATGGTTACGTCACGTGACGAAAACAAACAACGAGAGGCAGCTAGGAACGATCCTAGACAACTGGCTTTCCCTTTTTTGGAGGCAGACCCCGATGAAAGAAACTGGTACTACGACGGCGACGGTACAAAAAGATACAAAGAAAACGGATACGAGGTTTACCAACAAAGTAACCCCGTATCGTGATGTATCTTGGTACATCAAATGGATTGGTACAATATTTATTCTGGCAGCAATCTCTGTCAGAGCGTCCATGTGGAGCTCCGAGCTTGACCTCATATTCTCTTTGGTAGGGGCTATACTATGGCTTATTGTTGGGCTGATGTGGCACGACAGAGCTATCATTGTAATCAATGCAGTGGCAACAGTTTTGTTGTCAGTCGGTCTAATCAACACACTAACTGAAATGGCAGGAATGTAAACATGAGTGAATCATCAAAAGTAATAATTGACGATAAAGAATTTAATTTAGATAACTTTACAGACGAGCAAAAGTACTTTGTTTCGCAACTCTCTGATATCCATACAAAGAGAAATCAATTGGATTTTCAAATAGCACAACTGAACGCAGCACATCAGACGTTTACAACAATTCTCAAACAAAGCGTAGAGGAGCCCCAAAATGCTGGAAGCACTGATACTCAAACTTAAAGGCGAGATAGCTGTAGCGAAAGCAAACGTTGATGTCTACCTTAACAACGCTGCGGGTATCGGAGAGCACCCTGATATCGTGGAGGCTGTCGAGACACAGATAGAGAAGATAGCGTCTGCAGAAGAGAAGATAGAGACGATACAGAAGCACTTCGACTGGCTGTAAAGAGACAAAAAAATAACCCCGGCAAGATCAACCTGCCGGGGCTTTTGTGTAGAGGTCGGGTTAGCCCCGATCTTTTTTTTATGCTAGGTCGTTCTTGCCTTTACCATCAGCGGCAAAAGCAGGTACTTTCTTACCCTTTACTGTAGTCATAGGCAGACCACCACCAGCCATCATTTTAGGCTTCATGGTGTTGTTCATAGGCATGGGTGCTGACATTCCGGTGTTCATGCCGCCCATCATTTTCTTCTTGCGTTTCTTAGGCATACCGCCATACATCATCGGTTTCCGAGTGCTGCCGCCATACCTCATCCCTTTCGGGCCGTTTCCATAAGTCTTCATTGCATTGCTCCTTGCTGTTTTGCATTTATTATTTGTTCTCGTCTTTGTGATGGTTTAATTGGACGGGGTATATTGCCATCAATTTGAACGGGACTTTCTTGCTCTTGAAATAAAAAGTCTGCGCCACCTCGATATGTCACACCCGCTACCTCATATGCCTTTGATCCTACAAATTCAGATACTGATGTGTAATAGTCGCCGTCTGAATACAATGCATAATCTCTAGCAGTATATGTTAAAAAGGCTTTATACAAAGTGCTGCTTTGTTTTTGGGTGGGTGCTTTTCCACTTGTTAAAAGATCCATTAATATTTTACCTGCTTCTGGATTATCTAATAACGCTTTAAATGAGGCTTGTTTTGCTCTAACGCCAGCACTGGTAAGTAGTGATACTCCATAGAATGTGTATCCTACACGTCCTGACCAAACGGCAAAGAGACGACTTATCTCACTTACTTGGTTGAATGGCGAGGCTAAACCCCTTAACTTTACACCGTTTACAGAATCACCTATTTTTCTTGTATAGTTGCCCATGTAATTGCCTAGAGTTTCAAGATTCTCTGCTGCTACTGGTGATATTTCTCGTAAGTTATCTAGATAAAATCTGTCCTTTGATAGATCCATGAACTTTTGAAGTTTTTGTTTACTCTCTGCTGGATTTGCTACGTATAAAAGATTCTCAAAAACTATATTCTTATACTCTAATTCAACTTGTTTTGTAGCTTCTTCTACAGAAAGACCGTCTGCAACACGCATATCAATTGTTTTTTGTTTTATTCTTTTTAGCCCTTCCATACCATCTGGAGTTTCTAACATACTAGAAAAGACGGCCTCTGGCCTTTCTTTACCTAATGCAGCCCGAAAAGTTTGAAGGTTAGTTACAAGTGAAGAACGTGTATCCTTTGTTCTTTCTAAATCAGAAAGTTGATTGTCTAATTCAAGTTTTAAATCATCGACAACTCTTTTATCAAGTGCTGCTGCGCTTTTAAATTTTTGGCGACCTTTTCCTCTTCTAGGCGCAGTGGGCGGTGGAGCAGGTAGTACGGTGTCTTGAGCTAATAGTTCAAATCTAAAAGGCTCCCATAATTCTTCTTCAGTTATGAGAGGTTTGACAGACTCAACGCCGTTTTCGTCTACAGTTTTAACTCCTATTTTGCTTAACGTTTTGATGGTTGCTATTATAGAATCACCTTGATATAATGGATCAGATTTTATTTGAGGTGTGTCCCCTAAGAAACCTTCAATTTGAGTGATTCTTCCCTTTGACATATTTACGTTAAATATTTGACCCTTCTTTATTCGGTCACTAAATTCTTTTCCCCAACGACTGTTAAACATTGCGTTAAAAGCAAATTCTTTTATGCCGTCTTGCATCTCCTTAATTGCTTGTTTTCCCTCCTCAGATGACTCGTCTATAACAAACGATGTTATTTCACCAGCTTCATTTCTTACTGGTTTAGTTGCGTTAGGGTACAGTCTAGCATAGTCTGAGGTAATTCGGTCTGTCATAACTTGTTCCGTGTCAACTCCCGTCTTTTTTGCTTCTTTTATCGCATTATTAATTATATCCGGTACAAAAGTTGTTGCCATAATGTCGTCTTCTGTAATTTTTGCTGACAACACTTTGTGGGTGGGAACTTTTTTATTGTGGTATCTAGCTAAAAATACTGAATATTCTTCGTCTGCTTCGTTCAAAGCGTTACGATATTCTGGAGTTACATCTGTTGGATTAGAACTATAAAAATCTCTTCTAAATCCTGCATTTGGATCTATGATTGGGTTATTATCAGCATCTAACACAGGCAGACCTTCTGCATCAACTTCGTAACCTTTCATAATACCGTTCTTAATGGTATTACGTATCCTCATCAAGGCGATACCTGCTGGTGTTTTCGGGTCTACAGATTTTCCTAAAAACCCTACTACCTCTCTTAAAGCTGCTGCAGACACTCCAGTCCTCATAACTTCAGGGCCAACATCAAATCCTATCTCCCGTGAAAAACTTTCGTTTTTAAAGACAGCATCAAAGAATAAATATAACTCTGATGGAGTGCTGGGAGGTCCATCAAACATGTTTCGTACATCAACCGGAATATCTACCCTTTCGTATATTGAATCTGCTAGTTCTTTTGCACTGCCTTGAATTTCATTGAAATCCATATCCTCTATATTTTTACCAGAGAATTGAGAAAGGGCTTTAGAAAAAAATGGGGACTCTTTAAAAAATTCTAATGCTATCTTATTTACTAAAATTCTACGAGCAGGTGCTCCTTTTATTTTTCCTACATTTGTAGTACGAGCCGCTAGATCTGCGTTTACTTCAATGCCAAAATTAATATCAGCTAAATTCTCGTCCAACGCTTTTAACCCTGTGTCTCCATTTAAAAGGGCAATTAACACGCCCGCATCGGCTCTTGCGTTTTCTCCTAAACTTTCTACTTTTCTAAACTTAGCATCAATCTGAGCTCTATTAGCCTGATATCTCTTTTGAGCATTTTCTACTTGTTGTATAGAGGCTTGTGATGATTCTCCTATGTTACTAAAATTTTCTACAGCCTCTTTTCTAATCTTGTCAGCGTTAGTTAGGACTTTGGAAAACTCTGCTTCAAACGCATCGAAATCTTCAATAATACCGTCGTCTCCTACATACTTGGCAACAATTCGTTTATACTCAGATGATATAAAATCTTCTGGAAACATGTCGCTAACATCCATTAAATCCCCGTTAGCATCATATACCGGATTACCTGACAGAACCATCTCTTCATACTGTTTTGTTAAAGAAGTGTGGGCTCGTACAGCTTCGTTATACTGTCTGTCCACTAGTCTTTGTTCCTCTCGTACAGTTTTGTTCAAGTTACTAACAAAGTCTTTAGTCTCAGGTGTGAGACCATCAAGTGGTAGCGTGTCAAATTTATTTAATGTATCTGATATTTGTTGGCTTACTGTGGCTGCTGCTGTTTCAACAGTTAACATTTCGTCAGCAGAAATTTTTCTTGATGTTAAATTTTGAGTGTTAACAACAGTAGCAAGCTCTTCTGCATATGCCCTTAATACTCCAAGCTGTGTAACATTAGCTAGAAGTGTTAATATTTCATTTTCAGCAAACGCTTTTTCACCATTCGGCAAAGTAATTTCCGACAAAGACTCTGTCATTTGTTTGTAAGATTTAGCTTGTTCAATTAACATTTTTTTAAACACAGGACTTGCGTTGTCCAATAAAAGGTCCGAAACTTGTCTTTCCAAAGATCCAGCCGAGAACCTTTTAAAATAATCGTCAACATCTTGATCTGGATCTAGCTCTCCCAGTCCTTTTAAGATATTTACATACACAGTTCTCAAACCGGGTATTTTTACGGACAGATCTCCCGCTGTTCCAAATAACAATCTTCCGCTGATAGCTTTCCCTGTTTTCTTTACGAGAGGAGCATAAAGTGTGAAGGACATTAAAGCTCCTCCGAACTCACCCAAACCTCTATAGCTTTCTCCAAACTTGCTTGAAAGAATTTCCCCGGTTACTGCAGCCCCGTATGCAAAACCAAACTCTAATTTTGTTTCGTCAAATAGAGTTGAAGGAAATTCCCTATCTTTAAATGCGTTGATTAAATTTTTTCTTCCTAAATTTGCTACTTTAACAGATTGCTTTGAGTACTCTATCGCACCCTTAACTGAATGCGGGTTTATTTTTGATAGCACCTTTAAAGCATCATCATACTCTTTACTAACTTTGTCCGCTGCTTCTAGAGCTAACCCCTGTAAACTTCCTGTGTCTCCTCTTAATTCCGCCGCTAGTCTTAATCTTTTTTGCATCCCCTCTATTCGTGTGTTTCTAATAAACTGAAATTTATTAATTCCTGTGACACTTATTGCTTCTTCTGCAAACTGTCTTTCTAGTGTTGCAGTTGTAAACCCGCTTTTTTTTGCTTTGTTCACTGCCTCTTCAAAAGTAGATGAGTCAAATTTTTTAGTTAACCATCTTTGAAATTTAGGAGCTGTAGACAAAACACCGCGACCAACGCTAAATGCTCCAAAAGTAGCAGTGTAAGGAAGAGCTTCTATGGCAAAGTTAATACCCCCCTCAAATATATCTGCATTTGTTCTTATGAACACTTCAGCTTCAGCCTGTGTAATCCCAAGACCTGCAGCTACTTGTTCAGAGTAGTAAGAAAAATACCTAGAGTCTAGTTTATCTCCTGTAGCGTTAACCTTGTCAGGTTCCTGCACCAGTATGTTGTTAAGGATGTGACTAGCTACTGCACTTCCGTACGCTACCACCTCTGGTTTTTCAAAATCAGGACGTTCTCCCTCCATCCTGTTAATTCTTTCTTTTCCTAAACGATACTCTCTACGCTCTCTAGCAGACGCACGATCTTGTCGAGCAGGACCAAACACATATTTAAAATCACCAGTTGAAAGGGCTAACATGTTGTTGTACACACCCTTACCAAAATCTTCTAGACTTTCTCCGCGCCTTTGAGATAAGACAATACCTCTATCTGCAGCGTTCAGAATGTTATTTTGAACTATGGGGTTGATACCCAACGAAGTCATCCTGCGAGATTCTTTCAGTCTTTTGTTTTCGTCTTTGCTAAATAGACTTCCTACTAATTTATCAAAAAATGTTTGCGGCTCAGATGTAACTACTCCAAAGTCTCCTATGCTCTGACCTGTAAGTTCAGCGTTCTCATACCATTTGTCTAAATATGTTATGGCAACATTTACCTTTTCTCCATCTAAATTTAAAAACATTGTGTTTTCAAGTTTAGAATCAAGGGGCACTATGTGTCCTACTATCAAAGAACCTCTTTGCACCATTTTATGAAGCCTAAAATCGTCATCCGGTTGTACTTTTAAAGGTTTTGAACCTTTAATGTTTTGCAACCCATTCACTACTGAGTCAGGGTACTCGTTCCCTTGTGCGTCTGATGACACCCATACTATATCGGCATCCATAATTGCTTCAATCTCTTTAGCAGCCTGTTCTGCATCTCCTGTGTAGTAAGCATTAATATAGACTTGGTCTTGTGGATCTGAGGGCTTTGCTTCAATTGCTTTATTCCAATTGCCTATCTGCCTGTTGCGTAGAGCTTTATCTGAAGAGGTTGTAGTTTGTACTATTGAAGAGAGAGGTACACCCGCTTGGAATATTGGAGTAGAAACTACAGTTTCCTCTGTTGCTTCAGTCCTATCTATAATTTCCTGTACTTTACTATCTAATGTAGATTTAGATTCAATCGGCACTGGGTCTGAAGTAACTTGTTCTTGAGCAACTTGATTTTGTGCCTGTTGTTCAGGTAACTTCGTCAAAACTTCTTCAACAGCAGCAACGTCTAATCTGGAACTAGGTTCAAAGTCTTCATCTTTGGTAGGTGCAACGGGTGCGGTATCATCAACTGCAGCAACATCAAATTCCTGTCCACTTTCAGGTTTTTTAGGTTGTGGGCGCGGAAGCGGCACAGGTACTGGGGTTGGCATTAATTTAACGCTAAAACCACTGTCAGCTAATTTTTGCACCATTTCATCTAGAGGAATTTTGAATTTAGCTGCAGTATCTCTCAAATCTTCTGCCGTAAGACCTCCGCCTTTACCCGCAACGATACTCGGAGTATCACCCTGTGTATTTTGCACAGACACTAATTGTGAATTAGGTGTTTCTAAATTTATGGTCTCTTCAGATAAACTCATTATAGGGTTCCCTCTACAGTCATTATTTCTTCAGCCCCTGTATCAAAACCTTCTTGCTTTTTAAAATCAGGATCGTGTTCAGACATTTTGTTAATAGCCGCTATTGTCTCTTCTTGGTACATCGCAGCAATTTGCTCTTTTGTTAAGTTATCACTGTTTAAGATTTTATCACCTATACGTAACATGCTCTCACCACTGAAGGCTATTTTTAATGCTTCTGCTGCTTGCATCTCTTCCATGCTACCAGTAAGAAGTTTTTCTTTATATTCCATTTCTTTTTGAGCACTACGCATCATATACCGTAAAACCGTAGGAGCAGTTTTAGAGTTAGCCAACAAACCTTCAAGACCTTGAGCGATACCTGATATTCTAACATCAGTATCTGAAAGACGTGAATTGCCTGTCGAACTTTCTAAACTTTTAGCAAATGTATAGGCCAGTTTCTTTCTTAACAGAACTGCTAGTTGTGCCCTTGATGCGCGGATGACAGCACGTTGCGCTTCGGTTTCGGTTGAACCTTGAGAAATTTCTTTTTGTAACATAGAAATTTTGTCGTCTACACCAAAAAGGTAATGATTACGATCAGTAATATTTTCTCCGTAGGCAGAGGAGGTGGTTCCTAGTATTTGGTTAAGTTCTTCTCCAAATGTTTGGAATCTTAGTATGGCCTGATCTAAAACGCCAAGAGGCCCAAGAATTGCTGGTCCACTCGCCGGATCTCCTTCTTTTACAGGGTTTGTTACTAGTGCAAGCAAATCCCGAGAAGTAGTGTACAATTCACCAGCACCGTTGTAACTTTTTTGTAGTTCAGCCCTGTTTTCGTACCCTATGTTTTTTAAAAATATAGGAACTGAATTGGTAATAGTGGTATCAATAGCATTTGGTCCCTGACCCTTTTTCTGTAGTCTATCATAATAAACATTATCGAGGCTCATGTACCCCAATCTAAAAACATCAATTGCTGCTCCAAATGATTCAGTCCCGTAATATACAGGAGCCATAGCAACTGCGAGTTGTTCTCCGCCGTAAATTACTCCAGTTCCAGACACACGTATTACTTCATTGTTTTTTAATCTTTGTAAATCAGAAAACGTATTAACAAAAACTTGTTCAGGAACACCAAAATCTTCTTTAATTAGTTGACTCGCTTTAAATATAGACGCATATCTTTGCGTGTTTCTACTTGGATCACCCGAATAATTATTTGATACATCAAGCATGACTTGATTATGCTGCGGGTCTATACTGACTGGAGTTACTTTAACACCTTGTCTATTTTGATAGTGAAAACCATATGTGCTACCAGATAATGTTTGAGTGTCCTCATTTTCCGAAAACTGTGTGACATCAACACCAGCGTTGCCTAAAAGTTCAATCTCCCCTTTTGATAAATTTCCGGTCTTTATAGCACTTAAAAGTTTGCTTACTTTTGGATCTTCTGGGACATAATCAAAAAATTGTGCCGAAAAACTATCTTGATTGGATGCTTGTGTGAGTGCGTCTCTTATCATCAGCCTATCTCTAGGATCCTTATAATCCCAGTAGCCTATTGCTTCAACTATAGGTTGAAAATTTAAATCTTTACCCATCTCACCTTTTTCTCTAAAATCTTTCATTAGTGTAGAAAACTCTCCGGCAAGCGTATTTTTTGTTTTTTCGTAGAGGGGTCCGGTGGGATCTAAAGAACTTACAAAAGATTTACCGTCCGGCATTTTTAGTCCGAATAAGTTAGCCATGCTTTGTTGAGGATTTGCTCCCCTTGATACTACATTTGGAAGAACAAAGTTTTTTCCCGTACCGTAAAGTCTATTTTCAGATCCTACTGGAAGTAAACCAAATCTTATTTGTTCGGATACAGGTAAAGCAAGCAAGTTGTCTGTACTTTGTAGTTGAACTTTCTCTAGAGCTCTACCCTCCTGCCTCTTTATTTCAAGTTTAACTTCTTGTTTTTCTGTGGTGTCAACTTGTTCAGAATAACGCTCAGTAGCACCTGTTATAGCCCCTAATAAAATAGCCATAGACATTATATAGTCTCCCCATCACGTGCTATAAAACCCTCTGTTGAAACAGGTTTAGCGGTATTATTAGCTTTAATTTCTTCTGTACGCTTCAAGATTTGATCTTCTTTAATTTTTAATTGTTCCTGCTCGTCTTCATCCCTTTTCATCTGTACAACTCTAGCAAGTTTTGGATTTCTTTCTTCCATCAAGCTCATAATAGTGCTTTCAAATTCAATTTCATCAAGTTCTTCTTGGTAGACTGGTTGAGGTGTAAGGCGGAACGAACCCATAAAATTATTTTCAAGTGCCATGTCTGTTAGCATCAAACCCACTGCAGGTTTTATTAATTCAGCTACATCAGGGTTAAATTTATTTTCGGCATATCCTGCTCTTACGATAGTCTCAGCAAGAGTTGATACAGGTATTCCTGCATAGATGTATGCTTTCATAGTATTTCTGTTTTTTTCAATATCTAAATTGTTAATAATACTTTGAAGAGCATCTTCTGGATCCGTATACTTTTGAGGAACAGCCTTTTTATCTTGTGTCATCCAATATCCGACAGGAGCACGGCTCATCATTGTTTTTCTGTAGGGTGAGTCATCTAATGCCATTGCTGTTATCCTATGCCTTAGTAATTTTTTGTCGTTTAACTATGTTTTTGTAACTTGGACGCGGTCTAGGTTTACCGGGAGATGTCTCTATATTTCCGGTGCTTGCTACCCCCATACGAGGTCCGCCGCCAGTCGTCATGCCTATTCCTCGAAGGGGTGCTACTGAAAGGTTGGTAGATTGACCAACTCTGTTTGCTGCGTCTTGAACAGCCTGTAGATCAAAACCCAACGCTTTAGATCTTGCTGCTTGGCTTAGTGCTTGAGTCTGTGTTGAACCAGATAAATTAACCCTTTTAGATTTTGAAGAGGGCACTACAAAACCGGACTGATCATTACTTAAAAGCCTATCTAGTTTTTCGTCTACAGTTGTAGGGTCATCAGGTGTCCCAAAATTATCTTTTAACACTTCAATAAAAGATTTTGCCATCTTAAATTTCCTTATAGTATATCTACAATAAATTTACCTATTCCAGCTGCCGCTGTAAACATCATCTCGTCATCATACAAATCTGTATTAGCATCTATTTCCATAGCAGCAATAGTAAGTTGATGATATCTCTCTAGTTCATTTTCAGCAGTTTGCATTGCCCACTGTGCTGTGTCACGGTACTCATTCCACAAATTATTTTGAGCTTGCGCAGTCATGTTAAACAAGTTCTGTGCATTAATTCGTGCAGCCTCATTAGCAGCTTGAGTGTCGAGAGTATTTTGCTGTCTACGCCATTGTGCATTTGATTGGTCTATTTGTGATTGCATGCTCGCATTAAACTGCTGACGTTGATTCTCTAGATTAGCAACAAATTGATTCATCGCATTTGCTTCGTTAACATTGAATTGTTCTTGAGCCATTATGCGATTAGCGTTCGCAGTTTCTATAGACACATTAAGCTGGTCATAGAATTGGTCTACTTGTGTTTGAGACTCTGCGTTAAAATTACGTTCTGCGTTTATCGCCGCTTGATCTGTGAGCATTTTTTGTAACTCACCTTGATACGAAATCTCTGCTACTCGTTGTTGATTTGTTAAATTTTGTGTGTCTATTGCTAGGAATGATTTTGCGTTGTTAACCGCTGCGGTCATACGAGCATCAAGATTAGCTTTATCCATAGCAGCAAACACAGTAGCATTTTGCAGTGCTGCCTGTTGTTGATTGTTGAGGTTGGTTAATTGCATCGCTCCATAACGATCAGCATCAGCCTTCGCAATAGGAATACCTGCTTCCATGATGGATTGGGTAATGGCTGCAGTTGCCATAGAAGATGCACCGAGTCCTCTTGCTTGCATTTGAGCAGTAACAGCCCGGACAGCTGGACTGGCCCATGCTGGAGGATCTTTACCATCTTCAAAAGATTTGAACAGCTCACCTATCTGATATTTTACTGTAGAACGTTCGTCAACCTCTCCTATTGCAGCTTGTGCAATTGAACCCTCAGACACTGCACCTTGAATGTCGCCAATAACCGATTCAGCAGAAAGTTTACCCTCCGCTGCTTTAGCTTCAGGTGTTCCCGGAGCAACGTACGCTTCGTATGTCGCTGCGGCTTTTTTTACAGGAGGGGGAACTTGAGGGGCTTCAACGGTCTGAGCAGTATCAACGGTTTGTTTTTCAAGGGGAGTTGGTGCAGTCTGTAATGTTCCCTCAGATGAAATTTGTTCAGGAGTAATTACTGTTCCTTCAGGAGCTTGGGCTGATTCGCCCATACCTGCTTGTGTTTTCATCTGCTCTTTAATAGCAGACTTAGCTCCTAATCCGGTAAGTGGGATGTTTGTTTCACTCATATTACAGTGCCTTAATGATTATAGCTATGATGATAACTATTAGAATGATAGAACCTATGACAATAGATCCGATCTTTATCAATTCCATAGTTTCTTCACGTTCCTTCTGTTGTTTTCGTTTAGCTTCCGCTATCTGTTCTTTCTCTTCCTGTATCCGCTTGGCACGTTCGTTGACTATTTGTCTCCAAGTGCCATAACCAAAACGGTTATCGATCATGATAGAGATTTCTTCTAGCTGCTCTTGTGCTAGTTTTGCGTCAATGACGGCGTGGGCTGCGTCTCTAGACTGCCCTAACAGAGATTTGTCACCGAACCTCTGTTTTTGAACCTGCTTCTCTCCTTGAAACAGTCCGTCAATGGCCCCTGCGATATCTCGTATGTCGTTAGCAGTATTGATGTTAGACTTAATAAAGTCCACCGACTTTTGAACTAACGCAATCCCGGCTAGTCCAGTTGATATCGGGTCCATTGTTTCCTCCTTCTAGGTCCGACTCCATGTGTGTTGGGCTAAGTCTGTGTCTAGCCTCCAAATACTATGTTGAGTAGCAACATGATGATTGCTCCTGCGCTACCAAGAATGACCATCTCAAGCCGCTTGATGCGATTGATGGTCTCCTGCCATCGCTCCGCACAAATGGCCTCGTGCGTGTCAATTTGTGTTTTGACTTCTGTTACTGTTGATTTAGCCATCTTAACACGCCATTAGTACGCATGGCACAAGATACGAACCATCGTCATAAGTATGCGAAACATTTGCTGATGTTACTTTTGCAATCGTTTTACTACGAACAATATCATCATCTTGTGGCTTGGCTGTGCCATCGCCAGCAGAGATAAGCAAGTCACCTCTGGCAACTGTAGTGCCGCTTGCAATGCGGATAACCATATCACCTGTCATAGCTACATTCATATCGTTAAACTGGTCATCGTCATTATCCCAATTTACGAACACACCTGCGACGTTTGTGTCACCTTCGACGGATGATACAGCCATGCAGTTAAGCTGTTCGTTATCTTCTGTAAATGCGTCTTTGGCTGGCGTTTTTTCGTCACCAACTTGTGCATAGAC